AAGTACTGCGTAGATATTTCGATATCACCCGTGAATACACTGGCGTTCCTTGGAGTCGTAACAGGTAGTATATTTATTTCCTCTTCCCAGTTGTTGTGGATGCAAGCATACCCGTCGTTTGGTGCAAACTTCACCTCTGCGGTACATGCTCCCGCGTCGATCTCTGCATCTAGTACTGTGGCCTGCCCTTTGTAGTCTTCGGCCGCAACTCCGTCACATGTTGAGTTGATCGTAAGGATACCCAGGTCGCACCGTTGCCGGGCCTTTTCGAGCTTATACCAGATATCAAAATCCTTGATGCCCTCTTTTGCGTTGTTGGCAAACATGAGCCTATTGGCAAGCTCTCGACGATGATATCGCTTATTGTCTACGCGCCTCCATTGCCATTGCAGCGAGTCGTTGACTGGCTTTACAATGAGACTACCGGAAGACGGTAATTCAAGGAAAAACTGGTATTTCTCGGCGACTGTCATAATTTGACTGCAAATTGCCGAGATTAAGTAGCGGGTTCAATGTCAATATGAAAATGAAAGGGATGTGCTATTCGTCGGTTACTTGCTCTCCTTGTGCGTCCTGTTGTGCCCTCAATAGTTCCCCGAGCTCGTTACTAAGCCAATCGAGTTGGTGCCTGCAGTTATATCCCCCAAGGTCCAGAAACGGGTTGTAAACGTCTGGCTTTCCTGCAAAATAGCCTGCTTCTTTGACCACATAGCCTCCATACTTGTCTTTCTTAGTGCCAAACAAAGCAATCTCCTCACTGGTGAATACTTTGTCGTTACGGTGCACGCAGAAAGGTCTTGACGTCTTAATGAGACCACCTTGATAGATGGCGTATTTCAATTCTAGCTTAGTAGCCATGACTCGCCCGACTTCACGGTCGTATTGCTGGAAGACATCAAATGCATGTTTGCCATAGTGCCGTTCTAGGACTCCCGGGTCATCGTCTCTACCCCTTGCTAAGATCTCCATGTTCTTCTTGAAATCGACAAGGCTCATGCCTGAAACAATGGCCCTCAATACTTCAGCTTTGAGGATTGCGATAGGATCGTCGCTATTGATGATGGATGATAGGAAGCCGCCCCGAGTGAGGGTATTGCTGCTTGAATTGTAACCAAGTCGCCCCATCAACACATTGAAAACCGACTTTGATATCTTAGTCACGTCCTTCTTTGCTGCCGATGCGAAGTACTTAGTATTGTCTTTGTGTAGTTGCGCGACCGAGTTGATCACATGCTTCAGGATAGGCATTTGCCTTTGTTCCTTCCAGTCTTTAAAGACCTGATCGACCTTGTTGACTGTGGCGAAGTTCGTTGAATTGATGACGATCTTACCCGCCTCAATGATGAGGTTGTCAGCAAAGAAATTGATGATACGACTCGAAAGTAACTTCTGGAACCTCGCTACCTTCTGACGTAGTACTTTCTCTGACTTGTTTATACATCGTTCGCGGGTTGCGCTGTACTTAGGTCGTTGCATACGCTGCTATTGTCGCCATTTCTCTGAGCTCCTTATTTGATAAAAGAAGATCAACACAACCAGCAATAGCGTCGATTCTTCAACGCCAATAAAATACTCTCCCAGCTTAGCCATTAGTACGGCCGCTAAGCAGGAAACTACTGTCCAAACGATTGTGTAATAATTAATTTTCATAATACTTTTGATTAGTTATTGTGTTTCATCGTTTTCATCATCCTCTTCCTCTTCGTCTTCGTCGATATCCAAGGAAGGTGCTCCGAATGGAAGTCGTGCCTGGGCCGCTTGCTGCTCTTCCAGTACATCCGTTCTGATTGCTTCAACCTTTTCGTCAATGATGTCCTTTTGGTCAGGGTACGAAAGGTGGTGCCATGGCTTTTCACGATCCTTGTCCTCGAATGCAATCTCTGTCATGATGTCCTCGAAGTACACCCAAAGTATTCGTTTCGCATCATCCGCACGCATAGAGCTAAGGATAAACATCCTTTCGCTCTCGGTCTTCTCCCTGAAGGGTCTGAATCGCTCTCGCTGCCTCAATAGCTCTACCGTTTCCGGATTATCTTGATTCTGTAGCTCTAAGATTGCCAGGTCAATGTTTCGTATGATCGAATAAGGTGCACCAGCTTTGACGGCCTGATCTCTCTGTAGTACAAGCTCGTCGATAGAGTCAAACTTAAAGTCGCGCCCGTGCTTGTGTTGTACGATAAGCTCTTTGTCGTTGTCCAGGTAGATTGCGGTCATCTGAATGATGAACTTATACACACGACTTACTTGGTCCCCAAAATCAATGAGGGCATTCTTCACCGCACGCATGTCCAAGTTTTTCTCTGTAGCTGTTACGGAGATTTCCGACTTGTCGAACGCTTGACTATTGAAGACAGCTTTGAAAATGTCCTTTTCAATCCCTTTAAAGTCTTCTTGCAGATGTTGCCCAATCGAGATATCGATATTTTCATAATGTACCATGTTTGAAAGTGGGACAACTTCTTCGGCGGTACTAGGCAGCTGCAAGACGATCACATCCTGCACGGTTGTGTGCAACATTAGACCTGAGCCGTCGCACTCCCGGCACGTCTCACCGCCGACTGACATTTTCCCGTGATTGCAAAAATTTTGAGGGTCATCCGGGTCTTCATAACCGCACTTTGGCGCGTAGATGAACTTTTGGTAAAACCAGTGCAGTGCCTTAGCCAGGTCGTATTCTGACTTGGTCCAAATGAGATCATAAAACAGCTTTTCGGCTGCTTGTAATGGGCTCACGCATATTGCATTACGTTCGCCAGCGTCATATAGATAGCCAACGCGAACGGCTGGTATCCTTTTCGACTTGGTATCGTATTGCTTCCACTGGAATGACCTGACGGTTTTGTCTCGCTCTTTGCTGCCTTCCTTTTCCCCGTCAGGGTTTAGGATGTTGATGTCGATCTGTTGGAATCCTGGCATCATCTCGACCTGCATTCGTTCGGGAAGCTCCATAAACTCGAAAGACACATCCTTCGCAAATAGGTAGTAATTCTTGACCTTCCTTCGGACGGGCTTATTCTCCGAGTCCAGATCGTCTATCTCGCCCCACTGGTAGAACATAAGGTACACCAAAACGCCATTGCTGTACTCGTATCTGATCGCCTGCTCGCTGTACACTTCAATGGGGTACACGAATGCGGTCTTTTCCTTCTTCGCGTCAAACTCAGTAAAGTTAGTAATGAGGAAAGCATTGGGATCATAGAAGTTTAGACGCTTGATTGCCTCATAGGTGTACTGCTTCGCATCCATGTCACCGTAGAACTTCTTCAGTCGGTCGTTGATCTCTTCGAGCTTCTTTCTATTCTGCTCGCTTTCCTGCGTGTACTTGATGACCTCGACGAAGTTGTCCGACCTTGCCACCTCATTGTAGACTGAGTAAATCTTACCGGATGCGTACTGAGTACGTGAGTTGGTGACCTTCAAACGCTGGTCTTCCTGGACCTTGTTTTCCCTTTTGAATTGGATCAAAAGTTCCCGCTGGTCGTCGCCCGTCATGATCTGATTGTAGAACTTTGCTCGCTCTATGGTCTTGGCATAATGCGAGTGATATTTCCGCTTTCCGTGCGAGATAGTTTCCACTATCAATTCGAATAGCTCGTCGTTTGTGTACTCTATAAGTTCCATTGAAAGCAAAAGTGATCATATATTACTTTCTCTTCAATGTCAGATTGAAAACTAAGAACTACCTGGAAGTACCAATCATTGCGAGCGGTTGCACGCCTAAACCCTGTCGAATAGCCCCAGTGAGACAGTCAACCCGGTCGTCATGTGTGCCATTGGGGAATTGTGCACACTCAGTCAGGAAAGGTTCGACCCAGCCTTCACCCTCGGGTATCAGAACCCGACCTGCTTCCATTGATGGCGATGCGGCAAACACACACGTTAGTTTGCTGTTGTCTTTTTTAGTCCGGTCCTCAATGATGTTGATACGTGTTTTCTCTTTTAGTTCCTGAGCGATAGACTTTCCGGATGCTTTCGGCTCTATGTACACACGTGACCGACTCGAATGTCCGTGCGCGTGCATGTATTCAGGTAGGAACTTGATCAACTGCGGAAAGGTCATCCACTTAGACACGCAATGAATGAGGTAAATCGATCGGCCATTTGTATAGTATGCGATGATTGCGGTCGGGTCATTGGTGGTCTTGTCTGTGTAGCTCGAATCTATGTAGAAATCTACCTGGCGAATTGGTACGGTGTGCTTTTGGTATGTCTCAAACCACTCGCGCTTGATGATCGTACCTTCATCTGGCGAAGGCTTTTGCTGATAGAGTGAGGTGAAGTACCTGCCTCCGATGGTGCTTTTTATATTGTTTACGACTTGCTTGTCGTATTTAGTCGGCCACAATACCTCACCTGGCTTCCGTGGGTCTTCTGGATTTATATCGCTCTCCCTGATTGCGGGAAAACTGACAACCTCCCATTGGTCCGCGTCGGGGTTTTCCTCCATCTGTTTAAGAAGTCTTCCAGCTAGGTCATCTTCATGCCACCGGGTCATTACCAGCAAGATGCGGCCTTCCTTTTCTAACCTGGTGTACAGTGTAGAGCCGTACCACTTCCAAACTCTTTCACGGTAGGTTTTTGATTCTGCCTCTTCTGCGTTTTTTACCACGTCGTCCAGTAGTGCGATATCTGCTCCCTTTCCAGTGATCGCACCGCCAACCCCCGCACTCACATAGTATCCTTTCTTATTGACGATGTCAAATCGACTTGAATTCCTTTTGGTTGGGACTTTTAGGCCCGAACCAATGATCGAAGTATCCGGGAATACTTTTGCATACTCTTCCGATAGCATGATCTTTTGGCAATCACTATTCATGTCCCCAGCTAGATCAGCAGAGTACGAAGCTGCAATGATCTTAGTATCTGGATCCTTGCCTACGCAAAACGCCGGAAACTGCCTACTACAAAGCTGAGACTTACCCATCCTTGGGGGCATTAATACCATGAGCCGCTTTATATCGCCATCTGCGAGCTGCTGCAGCTTTGCACATAGTAATTTGTGGTGCCAGTTCCATTCGTATTCATCCATGGTCCTGGCGACGAAGTGCGCAAACGAGGTCTTAGCCTTAATCGTCAACTTCTGATCAAGTAGCTTGTATTTCTCCCTTAATAGTGCTGCTCTGCTCAATTTAAGTCCGGTGATATATTATCCAGTTTGCCTTCAATCTCTGCCAACCTTTCGTCAATCTCTTCATCTGACGCATGGTCTTCTGTAATGATTGTGGTTTCCTGGCGGTCTTTCCATCCCATGTTTTTAAGCGCAAAAATGCTTCCAGTAGGAGTGGTTGAGCCCAACCTATGCTCGTGATGGTTCTCCACAATTGAGATGGCTCTTTTAATTATGAAGGAAAACTCTTCTCGATCTCTATACTCATAAAGGGTGGTTCGATCAGCAAAACCAAGGAAAAGAGCAAGCCCAGTAACAGTAGGAGATTCGGGTTCTCGTATCCAGGTTTTCACTTGCTCACCTAGCTTATTAGTGATCGTATCGCCTTCTTCCCCTTGAATATAGTCAAAGTACTCAATGACTTTTTTTTCTAGTTTTTTGGGGTCTGTAAACAGTCTAGGACGCCCGCCATTGTTGCCGATTGCGTATTTATTTCCCTTTGGTGCTGCCATATCGTGAAATCATTTTGTTATGTAAAAATTTGGACTACATCAAAAATACATGCTAACTTTATATACTATATTAAGCCTACGGGGAACAAACAGTTCAAACAGCGATCTTTTCCTCGTTACTGAATTTAATTCGCATTTGCCTCTCTTTTTCAATCTCAATGTGTTTTTTTGAGAGTTTACGCCTTCTTGGTGTGTCTACGATCAAAACGGGGTTGCTCACGACAAATTCATCCATGACTTCTCGCATCATTTCTTTGAGGTCGTCGCGAGTCACGAGCGGTTCGACATCGACAGAGAAATTGTCTCGGTCTTCACGCATGGCGTGTCTGAATCTTTTCTGGTTTCGGTAGAACGAGGATTTTAGCGCGTCCGTGTCGAGTTGCTGTTCATCGAGATTTAGAAAGGTTTGGAATTTATGAATAGACTCTTCAGCGCTAAAGCCACACCCCATACAAGCGGAGATGTAAATGAAATTAGCTACGTCAAGCCATTCCTTTCGATAGAGCTTTTCTATTGAGTCCTTTATCTTCAATTGGTGCAAACTGAAAATTAGATCGCAAATTAGTGGTTTTTAGCGAGTAAGGCATGACTTTAAACTGTAATTTTATAGTTAAATGGATCTTAATGAGTTCATATCGAGGTTAAAGTGAACGATTAAAGACATCGAAGATGATCGAAATTCCGATGCCGTTAAGATGGCTTTGGATACTTTGGCCCTGGTAAAACGGCGAGTGATCAACACCGGGAAGGATAAGAGCGGTCGACAATTTGGTAAATATTCGATCAAAGATGTGCCGTTCTGGTTTTACTTTGGGAAGGAGACGAATCGCAACAACAAGGCAGCCGTTCAGGAATTGTACAATAAGCATGGATATTGGGCCTCATATAAGGATTGGCGGGATGTCAACAATCTGCCAACAAACTTCATAAACTTCTCGTTTACGAATCGGATGTGGAACTCTTTAGTACCTGTTGTGCTGGTGAATAACACCAATCGAACGGTGGTCGGGATTCAGGCAAAGACAACGAAGGAAGAGGATAAGCTGAAGTTTCAAAACGCTCGGTTTGGTGATATCCTGGCATTGTCAAAGTCAGAAGAGGACCTGTTGAGGCAATTGAATTTGAATCGGATTTTAGGTAAGTTCAAAAAAAATGGAATCGTATGATTAGATTGATAATTGATTCGGCGAGAGAAGCTATTGAAGCTATTCCATGGGTAGAGCGATACGGAGGTTTGGCGTTTCCTTTTACGATGAAAGTAGAAAGCGAAGACGGATTCATCGAGAAGGTCGTACCATTAGGAGAGTACCTGAATATTAGAGATTGCGAAGAGGAAAACGAGCGGTACTTTTACCTTACTCCAGACGACAGCAAAAAGAGCATTGTTTACTTTGAGCAAGTCGGAGACATGGCATTAGCT